GTCGCCGCTTTAGCGGCCTTCTTCAGCTCTTGCGTCTGTTTTCGAATTGCTTCAGAAGTATCGTTGACCTTATCCTCAAACGGCTCCAACGCGGCTAACTGCTCGTTAAGTTTCTTAACGACCGTCAACGCGTGCTCTTCCAGCTCTTTAGCATACTTGCGGGTGGCGGCAGCAGAACTCGCGAACGCCTTATCAATCTTCTCCTGCGCACTAGGAACAAGCCTACTTACGACCTTGCCCACTATGCCGGTCAACGACGCGTATGTTTTTAAGATCTGCGAAGCAAAACGATCAATCCCTCCCGATATGACATTGAACACGACTGAGATCCCGGTGAGTCCTTTATTGACCCAGATGATCGCTTTTGCGAAAGGTCCGTTCAGCTCGTCCGCAGTATCACCCACCCAGTCGACGAATCCCATGGACATAAGCTCGCGTTGCTCTTTGATCCAACCCTGAAAGTCACGGATAACGGGGCGAATCGCGATACCAACTCCCACAATCCCCGGAGCAACCGTCTCCCCTAGGCTGGCCCCTAGCGAGCTAAATGAATCCCTAGTCTGATTCAATTTGATCACCAGTTTATCATCAACGCCGCGGAGCCTCTCCATCTTGCCCACAGTCGACATAACAACCGACTGGACCGATCTCATGCCCTTCTTAGCGAGTTCGAGCGATTGGTTGAGTTCGGTGAAATTGGCACCGAGCTTCTTGACTGTCTTACTTGCCCCGGCGTCTTTTGCGACAATCGTGATTCCGACTTTGGCTTCGGCTGTCATTACTTACCCCTGCTCGACTGCTGCGCATGTTTCTCGTTTTCGTCCAACTCGATCTCCACCCTCAACCCCTCACAGAATTGGATCGCTTCAACGACAAACGCAGGTTGCTCCAAGATAGTACCATGCCACGGCAAGAGAGCGAAGGATTTCCAATCGCTCCACCAACGTAGAACCTCACTGACAGCGGGATCGATAAAGGACCACGGGCATTGACGGAGCGAAGGCATCCACGCGAAAGCGAGATTCGCGCTGCCGCTGCCGTCGCAATTTCGGAGGCTTCGCATATCGTCCCCCTCGTAGAAGTCGTCGCCCTTACATTTTGAGCAACCCCACTTCTTTACTGCTTTGTCGCCGCTCAGAAGCATCCGAACGGCGACTTCTAGTTTTTTCTTAGACCCTTTCTGAGAGTGCTAATCTCAGTGAGGCCCTCGTAAGCAGCGTCGATCATACCGGGCTCACCGCGTTCGTAAAGCTCCTCGCCGTTCGAAATCGCTACACCCCTAATGTCTGTGTAATTATGCACCACGGAGACGCGATCTTTCAAAATGCGCATCACTACTTTACCGGCTCGCTCATAGGCTTCTCGACTATTCGCTTTCACGGTAGCCATGCCGCGCTGATAAGAGCGAATCTCTTCAGCGGTCATGGGGAGCAATTCGAACCAGATCTGCTCGTCCTCAGGGAGATCCCTGTTATCCGAGAAATCAGGCGTAAAACTAACCCTGTCTTCGTCTGTCATCTTCTTCCCTTTTTGCAACACAAGCAGTTTTGTCCGTCATGAGTGACGGACAAGCACTACTCGTTCCATTTAAACGAAATCTCATCGCCGCCGCTACTACCCAAAGCGGTGAACGGAATGTTCAAGACCGCTTCTTCTGCCGCGGGCACCGAGATATTCGAGAAATCTAATTCGCAAGTTGGCATTAACACCTTGACCTTTAATGCTCCAACGGCACCAGCGGTGGCTGTGGTGCTTCCAATTGTGACATTGATCGCCGTAGTGGGGTGCGTGAGTACACCGGCAACCGCCGTGGTGCGAGCTGCGAAAGCCTTGATGTCTGTTTGCTTCGCGCGGATTGTAACAGTCCCTGTCACAGAACGCTGCATGGGGAAATAGTCCGTGGCTCCCGCGTTGAACGCTTCATCAGTCACCGCTTTAATGCCGTTCGACATTGAGACATCGAACGACAGGACGTCGAAGGCTGTGCCGCCGATCGTGATCTCTCCCGCTGTGCCGCCGACAGGACTCCCCCCTGTCCCCTCTGTATAGTTCCCCGGGAGGATAGCTTTCGCAGAACCGAACGTCGTAGTGGCTGCGAGCGTTAGTGAGTCAGTCGTGACCGAAGTGACGATGTGTTCGCCTGCCACGTCGGTGATGGCGATGGTCGACCCCTTCATGAAATTGACAGCGCCGCCCGAGGTCGTCGGCAAGGTCGCGGTAGAACTCGCCCCCGTACCCGTCGTGCCGCTTCCCGTCATAGCGTAGTGCATCGCACCGCCGGAGAATGTCATTTTGGGAATATCGCCCCCGCTAACAGAAAGCCCCCACTCGTTGACCCACGCGCCGAAGATGTCTTCGCGAAACACCGCGGGGCAGAGTCTAGCGATGTGGAGCGAAGGAAGACCCGTGGTGCCAGCCGAACCCTCTGATAGCTCGTAGGTGCGTGCGGTCCCCGTCCCAAAAGCGATCCCGAAAGCCGCTTCGAGAAGTGGATCAATATCGGGCACAGTCGTGCCCCCACGTGGCAAGATGTAACTCTCCGCGCTCCACGTGATCTCTTCTTTCCCTGTAACACGTTCTAGCATGGAGCGGGACGCGATCGAGTCTTCACGGTTTACACGTTCGATTGAGTAGTTAATATCAGAGGCGGTCACTTTTGCAGCGTTACCACTCGACCCGCCCACGAGAACTTCCTGCGAACTCGTGCCGAAGTTGCCGCCAAGCGCTGTTTCTTTTTTAGCGAAGAAGCGGAGTTCTCTGCCTAATGCGTATGGTACTGTTCCCATCGTTAATCGTCCTTCTTAGCTTTTTGAGATTTCTTTTTTGCGACAGCTTCCCAACTCGAAGATTCGCAAAGAACCGCCGCGGCAGTGTCGTCAACTTCGACCACGTCGCCTGTCTTGATTAACTTAGCGCCGATACGAAACGACGGCACTCCCGTATATTTGATCTCCACGTTGCCCCCTATGAACTCGCGTCCGTCCTAAAGTACACCACTTCGCAGTTGATCACCATAGACCCCTGCCCATAAGCGTCTGGATCACCTTCGTCCGTCTCGGTAGAGACGAGTTTTGTCATGACCGCATTTGCTCCACGAGTCGTATCGACCCCTAACACCCCTATTACATCGTCCAGAAGATCGTTAAGAAGTGAAGCGCGGCTATCAGCAGTGATCCCTGTTACATGGCAAATGAGCAAACAAGTGAGCGTGACTCGAATTGATCCAGAATGCTCATACTCTAGCGCTTCCCTCTGTGGGTAGATTCCGATCCACGGTTTCTCCCCCGACGCGGTGTCGGCAAAACTCTTCGCAACAGCCTCCACAGTGGTCACCGTTGTCTTGTACCCGTTGCCCGTAGTGATCCCGGCAAGGGTCGTGGCTAGGTTCTGGAGTATTAATCTCCGAGCAGGAGTCGCCATACCTACCCCCTGCCCCGCGTAATCGGTTTAAGCACGTTCGCAGTAATGGATTCTTTTGCGATCTGCGCGAGAGGGCGTTTCAATTTGCGAGCAGCCTTGATGATGTAATACGTTGGGGGGATAGTGACCCATTTTGCGAGAGCGTAAACAGGCTTGATTGGGTCCTTTGGATCGCGCGTCTCTTCTGCCAACACCCCGACCACATTGGAGATGTGTTTCTTTTTCGATCTGAGAAAGAAGAGAGGCACGGGGTACTCCCTCGCGCGGTAGTCTCTCGCCGCGTCCGTTAATGGGATCGTCAAGAGCTTATCCTTCGCCGTAATCTTACCGCCCTCTTCATGAATGCTTGCATAAGGTAAGTGCGAATAAGCCCCCATCTCAATAATGTCGCCGCGCTTATTCTCAGTGAACTGTGCTTTGAACGAACCCGCCAAACCAGCGCTACCACTCACCGTCGAACGCTTGCGGCTCTTATCGTTGCCGTGCTTGTTCAAATGCTTTCTGGTCGATTTGTCCAATTCGCCAACGGCGAACAACGTGGACTTGTGGAGCGCTTTGCGAATAGCGTCGTCAAGCAAAGGGCTCGCTTGCTTGAGGATCTTCGCAAGTTGCTTCGCGGTCAAATCAGCCACTAGTCGCTCCACCACCGGCGTGTGCCGGGTTCTGTAGACGGCGAATCATCGCCCCCCACGGTGAAGGACGGGCGGACGAAATCGCTATCGTCCTCGATCGTCTCTTTTCGATCCGCGCTCAAACCCCCTACAATTACGCCTGTGGACAGACGTGATTCCTTAGTGAGCTGTTTGAGCAAATCAGTGTAATGTAAGACCTTCTGCGAGCGCTGCCCACCGACACCGACTGCCGATCGGTCAAACTCTCGTCCCAATTTGGCAATGATAACTCTGACCGCATCGACAGCGGCCAGAGCTAGATCATCGCTTCTGTCCGATAATAGGACATCAAGGGTTTCGTTAGCTAAGAGTTGGTCATTCGTGTCGGTGTCACCGATACGCAGTCGCAGCTTGTCCCTAGTCGTCGTCAATGATTCCGAAAAAGTCCAAGCCATGATTAACCCCTACGCTCTTTTAGCCCTCTTGTGCATACTTGTCGTGTGTCGTTTTAAGCCGACCTCGGTTCGCAACCGTTTCCCACATTGCGAACACTCGAAAGCATTATCGACCACAGTCGGTTCGGGCGCGGTCAGCGAACGAACCGCTGTCACGACTTTCCGAATATAGCCATTATCGATAAGCTTGTAGATATAGCGCCACCCAGCGGCTTCGGGAACGGGGTCCCCCTTGTGGCGAACCTCAAGCCGTCCACCGCGGGTTTGCACTCTGATCGTTTTAGCCGCTACATAATGCGTTTTGCTCATGCCTTCTTCCCTCGGCTAAAGCCTATCAGGTATCTACGTTAATCAACATTGCACCCAGAGTTGCGCTGACCAATTTCTGATCGTAGGAAGCCTCGATCTCAATTCGGTCCGAGCGCAGTGGGTCCATCCGAAAACGAGACACGCGTTGACCGTCCGGTCCTGCTCCAGTATATCCCGCCCAAACAAACGTGTATCCGGCTGATGGGCTCATTAAGGATGGAGCTGGATTTGTATAGCAACATAAAACTGAGTCAGTTGTGAACAGTCGAGAATAAGAAGCAGTCGCGCCCTCAAGCGCGGTGTTCTGAATCCCTCGTGCCACTACGACCTTGTTGACACCAAGCAGTCCTGCGATCATGTCTTCGGTCACTACACCCTTTTGAGTGTACTTAACACGATCCACGACATCGCCGCTGTTGCGAAATGCTTGCATCGCTGCAACGCCCATCACAACAGTGTTTCCGCGATAACCGGTCTTCGCTTCGATGCTGTCAAGTTGCTCCTCAATGTCTTGGATCGGAGTGGCACTGGTAGCGTCCCACTTAGTGGAAGGGGTGATGTCCCCTGCCGTGGTAGAACCGGTCCAAGTCGAAGTCGCAAAATGAGTCGCGGCGAAATCCGCATCCCGCTTGATCAAGAATTGCTGAGTCAGAAACTTAGCTGCATCCTTGTCCATATCAAGAGGCGCATCGGCGTTTGCTCTGATCTGATCTGCGACATCCTTGTGAAGCCCGAAAACGTCGCAGCTATAGGATGCGGTCGAAAGACCGTAGCCAGCACCTGCTGTCTCAGTGCCCGGAGCACGCAGTTTCATTCCGCTCCGCATGAAGTCATCTTGCGAATACTGGAAATAGAGATCGCTCTGTTTCGAAACAGGAACGATAGGAAACACCTGCGACGCGACAAACTTCGACTCATCTTGGATATGCGCGGTGCTGATGTTGGTCAGAGGTGCATTGACATGCACGTCAGATCTTGTTGGATTAGGCATTGTTCAATCCTCCTTATACTGTGGTGCTGTTTGCGCCAGTGAACACGACGGAGATAATATCCCCATTCGCTGTGGAATCCTCAAGAGCGATCGCTGCGCGAACCGATCCAGAGTCAGCAATTTTGCCAGCGCCAGACGCTTGACTGGACACCTGAGAACCGGAGTCCAAAGCGCCAGTGGTTCCGATGTAGAGCTTGCTCACACCGGAAATACAAACGGTCGCCGCCTGTCCCGCCGTTGGATCGTTTTGAAGAATCCCGATAGGATTCCCATCATCGGCAGTGAGAGCCGCTTTCCCATCACCGTCCACGGTGACGAAACGATATTGACTAGAGGACAAGTCTGCCGCTGCTGTGAGCGAGATTGTCATCTGATTTTCTGACCAAGCCATTTTAGGCCCCCTTCTCATTTAAGTAATTGTTGTAGAGATCAGGATTCTCGTTGAGCGCTTCCTCGAAACTCTTAGCGTAGCTAATTGCTCCAGCGCCCTTAGACACCTTCTCTTTAGCGATACTGTCCAATCGGCCGTAGGCCGAAGATGCTCCACCGGCTGTGCCTGTCCCAAGTTCGGAGAACACGTCACCGGAGGCAATCGCAGTGTTAGCGGCTTTAAGAACCTGCTCCATCTTACCCGACACCTCAGGGTCGAGGTCGTGGAGCGTTTTCATAATCAACCCTAACTCGTCGGGGCTGATCCCCGGCAGGTTGGGATAATCTTCGGCTGCTTTTGCGACAAACTCTTTTCGCGCTTTCTCATCGCGCTCTTGCTTCAACGTCTTTTCAAGGTTGGCGTTAGCCTTCCAAACACGCTCAAGCTCTTTACGGATAGCAGTGGGGACACCTTGGAGCGATTTGGTAAGAGACTTGCGTTTCTCTTCTTCGTCCAGATCTTCCTCTTCTTCTGCCTCGACCGCTTCTTCTTCGTCAACCGCCTCATCAGGCTTTGGAGCGTTTTCGTCTTCGGCTTTCTCGGACTCTTCTTCTTCGTCCTCTTCCTTTTTAGCCTCGACCTCTTCTTCTTCTTTCTCGTCTTCGTCCTCTTCTTTTTCAGAGAACGCTTTTGCGACAATCGCTGCGGCTTTCGCAGGATCGATCACGTCGGAATAAGCGCTGATTAACTTCATCGCTCCACGGATAGGGTCGACCCCTTCACCGCCGAGGTTTGCGCCCTTGATAACCGTATCGAAATGCTCATCGTTCGTACTAGGTGCGTCAAGAACTGCGTGTAGTGTTTCGGACATATCAGTCTCCATAGCTTTCTTAATTGGGAAGTGGCCTTTCTTATTCGCCCCCGCGGGCACAAGGCTTACCTCCAATGTTTCTAAGTCTGTCAGTGCGTTAATGGTCACAACTAACCCTCCGTCAAATCAACGAAATCTACCTTAGGCAAATCCTTCAATGAGGTTTCGCGTCTTGCACCAAACCCCCCGATCGAATAAGCGTTTAATTCTCCGCTCTGGACCTTGGCCCAATCGTCGTCACTCAGTCTCGTTCCGAGAACCCAAGACCCAGAATGCACCACGTCTTTGCCAAGAGGCATCGTGAATGCTTTGTGGTCTTTATTGGCCATAGCGTCTGTATAATCTTTCTCGCTAGGGTACGGAACTAACCAACTCTCGACCGCCGTCGCATCTGCTTTCTTTGTATGGTTAAAGCCGATAACACGCGACTTCTCCATCCAATGATGCGCCGTCTCTTCGATTGCCTTCGGAGAGATCCAGTCGTCGTGCGCATCGACCTGATAAGGGTCGAGGACTACACCGTAAACGATCTGTTTCTCGTTGTCCGATTTTAGGATTGTCACTTCGCGAGTGGCAACCTCGTTGATCGGCGAATCGTAAACCCCTCTTGAGGGTTCTGTAATTGTGAGGTCTACTGAATCAGACTCATACTGCGACAAAGTTTGATCTG